GTAGCCGCTCCCACAGAAAAAACGCCCATTGTGTCCCTTTTGAGCGCATTGCACCGAGCACACGCGGCAACAACGTTCTCTAGCGTGTCCTCACCACCACGGCTCCTAGGCCACACGTGATCAGCCTGATCTGCAACGTCACCGCAATAGGTGCACGTGTAGCCGTCTCTTCGCAGCACTTGTAGGCGTAGCTTCTTCCAATGACGTGTGCCTCTATAAGGCTTCAGTGCCAACCCTCACGCTCCAGTTTAGATAGTGCCTTGCACCAACTGCCATTATAACGTTTGTTTATGTATTCAACGTGCTTGTTTATCTGTTGATAAGCGTCCCAGTTCTTTGCGTGATTACTCATGTGTTGGAACAGTCCATAAGCACCACTGCGTATGTTGACTGCATCGTAACGCCACGTGCTTTCTCTATGTGCCAGCTCATTAGCACACACAAACTGATCCCAATCATTGATTGTGTTATGTAGGTATAGCTTCAGATTCATAATATCTAATGGATTGAATGAACCGGCTTCAGCCGCGTAGTACTCGACCTGCGTGGTTTGCGTTGCACTGCCTAGGCTCCAGCCTAGAGCTAGTGCTATCACAAACAGAGCTCTGGCCAATGCTGCGCGTCGGTGCGAGCTGCCGTTCAGGCTCGCCCGGCGTGACAGCATAGTGGGCATGTCAACTCGACCGCCATAAGTGCAGGTCAGCTCGGCGATCCGTTTTCTGCGTTTCCTCATCTAACCGATCCGTGGTCTAGTTTGAGGAATAGTTCTCTAGCTCTATCACCGATCCCCCAGAGGGCTGTTGGCATGAATATGCCGTACCGATCACCGTCTGGCGTCACGAACGTTTCCCGGTTGCTGATGATAGTTACCAGCGCTGACGAATCCCACAGCTCGTAGAACCACAGGCTCCTAGCGAAGGGCACTAGACAGATCCCGTTGCCGTGTGCAATCCACTTCTTGATCCATGGCTTAGGCGCTGAATACGGTGGATTCATCCACACAAAGCCCTCCCACGGCGTTTCTAGGCCGTCTTCAGCCTCCGTGAGGTATCTAGTGGCTGGCACCCACGGTACGCCGCCCGGTGGGGCACACACGTCTAAATCGAACTCTACGCCCAGCAGCTCAAATATCTCTGGGGGCGTGTATAGGGAATCGTTCTTGCTGTAACCTTTGCTGTTCCTCCCGTGTTGCACGTTGCCCTTCTCCCATCACTATTTCACATGCGTCGCAGTATTTGCGACCGTCCAATAGGCGCCACTTTCCGCAGCCTTGGCAGCGCCCGATCTTGTCTTCAGTATCCACTGGCTTTTAGCAAGTAGACGAGGTCGGACAAGGTGAGAACAGCAACGAAGTGCTCCACGGTTTTCTCACCCTGCCCGTTCAATCGCAAAACACCGACCCCGAGGCCTGTTTCCTTCCTCCGATCAGCTAGTTGTCGCATCAGCGCTGGCAGATCTAGGTTAGTTCTGGCTTTGATCTCAACGTCGACACCCTCGATGCCAGTGACGTCAGATCCGTCGCGACCAGCTCCAACCGGCAGGGCGTGTTGCCACCCCTGACTCCGGAAATAGTCTGCTACTATGCGCTGCGTTGCGTAGCCTCGATGCTTTCGGCTTTGCGACATTCAGTTACTCCTTATGTGACATGTGCGGCATTCTGTCGGCTTGGCTGCTCCAGCAGCTATTGGCTCGTTACAGTTGTCGCACACGTCCATTGTAGTGTTCAGGATTTGCATTGTCACCCCACTAACAGTTCCTCGTCCTCAGGCCTGAATATCCATTTGCCTGCAGGATCGAGAACCATCCAGATTCCTTTGCATTGTTCTGCCTTGCGTTTCATAGGTATAGGACAAGTCCAACCACGATAAGCACCCTTAGCGCCAGTACCCTCGCGAAGCGTACGATCGCCGTGCTTACACCTAGGAACAGGATGGGCGCCCAAACTCTGCTGAATAAGATCAGCTGCGTCCTTGAATGTGGGTTCAATGTCAGCCGGTGGCTCAATCGTCGTATCCCAGATGATTTCAGTTTCCGGATTGTTTGCACTTAGAAACTCCTTCTGTTCCTTGGTGCGTACGCGAATCGGTTGCGTAGGACGACTGCTTTCAGCGTCCGCAACCTTAGCCATCTCCAGACTAGAAGCTCGCTTTCCCTTAGCTGACAAACCGAGATTCGCCATGCATCGTCCGATGCTAGAAGTCTCACAGTTTTCAAACCAGAAATCACGATCAACGCCACGATCCTTGCGAGCACCTCGCGCGTAACCGATAGCGGCAGCCATAGTATCTGCATAGGTACGGAACGCCGTCGCTTTGAAAACGACAGTGCCGGACTCTTCGTCGCAGCTAATAAGCTCAGTATGTATCGAACCGTCGGGATATTTTTCGTAGAATTTGTGTATTCGGGTGTCGACATCTTCGTAATCACTCAAATTGAACATCGAGTTGATTCATTCCTTTCGCATAGTCGATTTGGTCTTTTAGCGTCCAGATCGTGCCGTCGTGCCACGTTTGGACTTCCATTGCACAGCTGTGGCAGTAGTGCCTGAGCACTAGCTTTCCACCTGCGCGTTTAGAAGTGACTGTCCAGACGGCCTGTGTCCTGCCCTTTGGACTATCAGTTCCCCAGCGTAGTTTGCAGTAATCGCACCAAGTACCTTTCGGAGATCTACTTAGCATCCAGACTGTTCCAAGTTCGGAACTTCTCCCAGTCTTTGACTGCAAGTTCTCCTGCGATTGCGGCGTAGGCGCAGAGATCCACCCAAGAATCGTAAACTGCGTCAACTCCCATAATCCTTGAGATTTTGAGTAGTGCCATACAGATTGCCACGTCTGTCGGTTCAACTTTGGTTCCCAAATATGCCTGCCAGAGTTCTGCTGCACGGAGCATCGCGACGTCGTAATCACCATGCGTCCGTTGGCGCTCTGTGATCGTGTTAGAAGACTCATTGAGAATCTCCTTGGCGCTCCATTGACCTTGCCCTGTGGAAACCATCTCTAAAACCTCTCTCGTAGTGATTGTTCGTTAATCGGTAGAACCAGCTTAGAAAAGCCAGTGCAAATATGAACGACCAAGCGATCCAAACCAGAACATCGTTCTGCATTAGGCCACCTCCTCGTTCACGTTGAATATATCGAGGAAGAAGGTGGCTATAACTTCTCGTGATAAACGCCCCGAACTGGGCTTCTTGCCTAGTCTTTGGATTGCGTAATCACGGATGGTAGAACTGTGAGCGTAGTTCTTTCCGTCGGTATAGCACCGTGTTTTGCGATCGTAATAAATCATTTACGAACGCGCTCTCTATTGTTGAGCATTGCGTCTTTGTAGGACGGCAAGTGCTCGCAGGTATTAATCAGAACCGCCAGCATTAGCTGCGGATCTCCCGAATCGGCGGCTTTCGCCAGATTTGTTGCGGCAACGCGCATGGCGTCGGCTACAACCTCGGTTTGCCCCATTGAATGCCCCTTTCTATTAGGCGTTCAATAGCCTATTAGACCAGAGGAATGGGGGATTAGGCAACGGCGCGCCGTTAGCCGTAGCGTTTTCCTTCGACAACGAAGCTGCCGTTCCGATCCACAGGGATGGGCACTACCGTCGTGCCATCGCGATCCGTGTAAATCAGGCCGAAGCCCTTTTGCCAGTTGAATGTGCCCTTGGTATAGAAAGCCTGCCGCTCATCCATCAGGTGGCCGACCTCGAAGCCCGTCAGGATACGCCCTAAAACGCCCCCTGAAGCCTCACTGAAGGCCGAAACCCCCAGCCTGTGGGTATGTCCGCACACCACCGACTTTCCGTGCCTCCTAGCGGCCGTCAAGGCCGTTAAACCGGCATTATGGTTGATGGCTTGCTCGTCACCGTGAACCATGATCCAGCCCTTGGCGAATTCATAGGGCTTGTGATGGTAGGTGATGCCTAGCTGCTTGAGCCTAAGGAAGCCTTCGATCGTTAGCTCTGGAAGGCCTAGGAGGCCGGGTAGGCGCTTAGAAATCGAGCTATAAAGCCGAGCGCTGTGGTTCGATCTAGAAAGGTGGGTTACCTGAAGCTCGCCAAGAATCTCCACAGTGGTGTCGCGGTCACTTCCGATCGTTCCTGACCATTCGTCCCGTCCGGTAGACCATCTGCTGATTGTCTGGAAGTCGATCTCGTCGCCCACACATAAAACGTCGTCAGGCTTGTAGCGCCTGATGAACTTGGCAATGTTTCGGACGGCTCGCTCGTCATGAAACGGAACCTGTAGATCCGAGATGACGACGATTCTCTTCATTCATCCTCTTCGTCGTCTTCGTAGGGAGTGTGATCCGGGTTGTCGACGATCCAATCGGGCATTCGCATCAGATCGCTTAGGATCCATCGTGCCTTGTCTTTATCGCCTACTGCGTCCTCTAACTCTTTGAGGGTTTCCGCAACTTGAAGCGCCCAGATCCTAAGTGGCGTTAATGGCTCACTTTGAGACTTAGCCGCAGCGCGCTCCTTGGCGCGACGTTTAGCGGCGCGTTCTGCTTTTGTTTGTCTTCTTGCGGTCATTGGTTAGCAATTCTAGAACCATCTCTTCTAACTTCTCAATGCGCGACACGATATTTGACCCTTCTAAAATGTTGGGAACTTCGTGCCGGATGATGTACCTCAGCCCCCCAAGGAGGAGGGCTAGGCTAGAAAGCACGGCGGCTACGAGTGCCGCCCACTCTGCTGGACTCATCGCCTTCCGAAAGCGGTGTCTTTAGGGTTGAGCCAGCGAATTATGACTGGCGCAACTGCACTGACAGCACTTGCGAGGATTGCTTTCGGTTCCCACCCCAGTGAGAGGTAGGTTGCCAGAGCTGCTGCCAAGAAGGATCTTGCCCAGCTTGCGGCGGCCTTTTTTAGGTTTTCCATTGATAGGTTCTCCTGTCAGTAGGGGAATGCGGAACATGCTTCGGTCTTCGTCGCCCTGACTTGTGAAAGATACGTGAATGTGCGTGGTGTGTGGGTTAATGCCGGTGTAACGCCTCCAGCGGTAGTTCCGCCTCCAGCTTGCGATCTTGCCATTGAAGATCACGTAAGAAATTCGTTTATCAGATCGGGCAAGTAGTCGTAGCTGATCAGCAAGATCAAACGCCTCGGATTTGTGGGATCTAAGATCGGCATCAATGTCGAGGGCACGTACCCAGCCCTCATCAGTAGGGTTGTGATCCGAGCGACGCGCAGCGTGTTTTGCATCGCCAAGCCATCCGTCACTAGCTCGATCTCGATCGGGAAACGCATCGTCAACCTGCTCTCTGAGCTGTTGCCCTGCTTTGCATAACTTAGCCAATTAACGCCTTTGCTTCTTCTTCGGTCAATCCAAGTTTGGATAGGACTTCTGCCTTAGCCGCAGCCTTCGCAATAGCCTCGGCTTCTTCCTGAGCCTTCTGTTCGGCATACGCCAAAGCATCTGCCTCGCGCTGGGCGATTTCCTCGGCTGTTAGTTCAACTTCTGTGGTAACTCCGGTGGAGCAATCCACTATCACTTTTGTTGGCATTGTTTCCTTTCCTAACTGTTCTTGATTCCGTAAAGTGTGGCGGTTGAGTATTGGACTAGATTAGAACCATCTATCGTAATTGTTAATGATGTTATTGCTGCCGTTGAATCCCATAAACCAGCAACCAACGCCGCTATTGCCGCTGTCGCATTATTCTCTGTTATCCCATCCGTACTTATTGACTTTTTATTACTTCCAGCATAATTGGGAATGTAAATTTCCGCATTTCCAAAAGTGTTCGCAGTATCTCCTGGGTCATTTGCCGCACCAGAATAAGCATAAGCCAAAGTTCCGCTTAAACTAGCGGCAGCAGAACCGCTGCCGTAAAGCAAACGATAAGTGTAATTGTTACCCGTATCAGAGTTAATCACTATTTTTAATGCTGGCGTTCCTAAATCAGTATTACCTCGCGAACTAATTTTTAGTAATAAATCCGTATAAGTCGCAGGGATACTAGTAAATTCAATGTTCGCAGCCCCGCCGCTTCCCACCGTTACGGTGGCTATTGCTTCATAAGTGGTTGCCATTATGCGCTCGCTATTCCGTAAAGAGTGAAGGTTGAGCCGGCTTTAAGATTATATCCATTACTGGAAATCTGAATTCGGTTAATAGCACTTGTGCTTCTCCATAAACCAACTTGGGCTATGACATCACCGGAAGCATAATTAAGCCTGTGTAAAACTGTCTTGTAAGTTGTAGTATTGCTATAGTTTTGGAAATTTACTATTGCATTGACCTCACCCAAAGTGGTAGGTAAATAAGCATCTTGTGTTAAAACGATACGCGATGCGCTTGTGGCTCTATAACTTAACGCACTTGAGCCATTACCTATAAGATTTGTTCTTGAATAATTACTGCCGGTGTCAATCGTTCCATTTCCTACTCTTAAAACTAATCCATCAACTCCTGCGGTATTGCTCGCAACTGTTCCAACAACTAAAACAAGGTCGGTAAAACTTCCTGTAATTCCCGTAAATTCGGTGCTGGCGGTATCGCTTCCTAGCGTTGTCGTTGCTATCGGTTCATAAGTCGTAGCCATTATGCACCTTTGATTCCGTAGAGGGCGAAGTGCGAGTATTGGGAATAATTCCCACCATTAGGATTCTCAAAAGTGATAGTTGTAACCGCGTTAGTGTTTAGCCATAAACCCGATTCTAGCCCAATACCACCACTACCATTTTTGTCAATTCCGTATAAGTGTCTGATAGTCTTATATTTGTTGGCAGAAGCATAATCAAGAATATCTATAATAACTGTGCCAAAATCAGAGAAACCAAGATTAGTATTTATATTAAATTTGGTTTGTCCTGTTTCACCAAAAGCGCTAACAGAAGTGCCGTTTCCTTGTAATCTGTGCCTAGTGTAGTTAGAACCCGAATCAGAATTGAAACGCATATAAGCGCCATCGCCAACACTTTGTTTGATTAGGGTGCGAATTTGAAGATGTGCATAAGTATTTGGTATTGAAGAAAAAGTGATTGTTGAACTTCCACCTGAGCCGACTGTGACTGTGGCGATACTTTCAAAGGAAGTCGTTGAAGCGGCTACTCCTGAGTTAAACGCTGCTATAACGTTATTAAGCAACTGCGCCCACCACAGTCCAAGCGTTTGCAGCAGTCTTAATCGCTGCCGCGCTCTTGTATTGCGCAACTGTTGGAGCAGCAGCAGTAGCACCTGCGCTGGTAACGGTTGTAGTGCCAGCACTTGCCGCCTGTATCGTCAAAAGGTCTGCACCTGTGTTAAGGAATGAAATCGCAGTACCAACTGGGAAATCGTAGGTTGCATCGGTTGGAATGCTTACGGTCTTTGTGCCAGCGTTAGTGGTAACGACTAAGACTTGATATTGATCCGTTGAGGCGAGAGTGTAGGTAGTACCGCTCTGTGAGTTGAGAGTGAAGGCAACGAGGCCGTTCATTTCTGACGCTAGTAGTACGTCACCTGTGGTGAATGGAAAGCCGGTTGCCATTTGTCTCCTTAGTAACTAAGCGTGTCCGTCCCGATTATACCCTGTGACGCGCTATCTAAGATGAAGCCGTCAATAAGGCTTTCGCCGGTGTAGACCGTGGTTGTAAATTTGCGGTGGGTAATATCGTGATGCAGCCCTTGTACCAAAAGGGTCTGAGTAATGCTGGTAGATCCGGGCATCACCTTCGTGATCTCTACGCAGTCCATTAGCTCGATCGCCAACCCGGCATTCACGCGTGCGGTGGCATCTCCGTCCTCTAAATTGAGCAGGATCGAATCTATGCGTGTCTCTGTTTCCTTGCGCGTAGATAGCAGCATGGAGGCCATGTCTAGGCTTTCCTGATCCGTTTGGACAAGGATCCCATCGCGGTTGCCGGAATGGATGAAGTACTTATCGATTGAATCCTGATCGTAGACGTTCTGGGCACTGCCCCCGGATCGGGTTACCGTCACGTCATTGACCACGAGGCTATCGTCTAGGGCAACAAGGGCGTTCTGGAAGGCTATTGCGCTACCGTCGTCGGCGAAGGTATAGACCGGGCTGGCAAGGCTGCTGGTGACCTGTGAGCGGCTCAGGAAGGTAACACGTCCCTCAGCGTCGAGGAATAGTTCCCCAAACTCGGACTTCTTTACCAGTTCTAGGGCATCGAGGGCTTTCCGGGCTGTGCCGGGATCTGCCTGAAGGGTCGAATCGCCTGCAGCTATATCTCGAAGGGTGCTGGGATAATCTAGCTCGTCAAGGATCGCATCTACGCGAGCGCCAGATAGCTGGATCCCGGATCCGGGAACGCTGGTGATCTGTGCGGTAGTAAACAGCCTGAGGGCATCCACGCATCTGAAGGTCACTCGGCTGAACTCGTCCGAACCGATAGCAAAGCCGGTGTCATAGTTCGTAATAAAGCCTGTGAATAGGACGTAGTCCGTTCCGTTATAACTTGCCGTCACTTGAATCTTGCGTAGCGGTACCAAGTCGCCATAATAAGGAGAGCTTGCATTCGAAGGGTTGAAATCACCGTTCTGATCAATAATTGTCACGCTGGCGGTTCCGGCTTCAAACTCGTTTAGTAAACGCTGGCGGCCACGGCGTATGGATACCGACCAGACTAGATCTGAGATGTCCACGTTGGCATTGGCGCTCGTGCCCAGCTGGTTAGTTCCTAGAATGCCGTTCGTAACCGAATCAAGAATAAAAGGCTGGCCTACGAACGCCACGCCATTGGAAAAGTCAATGCTGGCTTTGATTACCGGCGCTGCTGGCACTAGATAGCCACCTGATTAAAGGTCAAGCGACCTCCGCTGCGCTGGTACTGATACTGCTCGTTGATAATCGTCTGGGCTAGGTCATACTCGCTGGTGACGCTACCTTCAACCGTCACATTGATCGTTGTGCTTGGGGTTACGCTAGAAAGGATCGTAGAAGCCTCAAATTCGGCCATAGCGGCATCGAATTCTGCCATCAGGGCATCTATCTCGGCGACCGCCGATTGAGCCTCCGCTAAGGCCACCTGTGCCTCTTGTTCGGCCGCAAAAGCGTCTGCGACGGCTATGTTGGCGGCTTTCAAAGAGCCTGCTGGTGTGGACATGTCAATGCCAGCCCAAGGCAAAGCCGGGGCTGCAAATTGTGGCTGATTGCCCAAAGCACCGTTAATATAGACATTGTTAGCATTGACGTTCATACTGTCTAACTTCGTGACAGTCATCTTGTCCTGATCTAGCTTCAGACCCTTTTCTGCAAATAGGACGTCGATCGGAATCTGCCAATCAAGTTCCTTCAGTAGGTACTGGATCCGGGCTATCACGGCTGGCCAGTCGGTGAATGGGTTTTCAGCCATCTCTGGCAAGCGAGCAAGTAGATCTGCAAGCTCTGCTGCCTGTGCCTCAGCTTCCTTTAGCAGTCCTGTGTATTTGACGATTTGATCGACATTTTCATTCAGGATGGCTCGCTGCAACTTTAGGCGGTATTCTTCGACGTCGTTGATCTTGCCCTGCAAGGCAGCCGCAATCTGGATCCGTTCCATGTCGAACGTCTTTTGAGCCTCAGCGACAATCTTGGCAGCCTGCTTTTCTTTCTCTAACGCCTTCGCTATCTTCTCGCGATCCTTGCGAATCTTCTCTGTTTTCTTTTGCTCTTCTCTGAGGTACTTAGAACGCTCGCGAGCCAATGCTCTGGACTTGGCTGGATCATCAGGAGCGAACGCGCTATTGATAGCAAGGGCAAACGCCTCGATTTCTCGCTTACTCTTGAATAAACCGCCGGTAAGTGCAAACTTGGCGATCGAGATAAATTTAGCTGCGCTACGGAAGGCGTTACCTAGGCGCTCGCCAGCACTCGCTAAGAGTTCCAGACCCTTGTCGTAATTACCGCCACCGAGGGCTGTAAAGGCGTCCACGAGGCCTTCACCTATGGCTTCAGCGGCGTCTCCTACCGCAAGGCCTAACTTGGTGATCTTGCCCTGATACGAATCGGCGTCGCTGGCCGCTTGCCCACTAAATTCATTTTGAAGTGCTTCGAGCGACTTCTGGAAACCCATCGCCTTGAGTTCGGCAGCCGTGTAACCGTTCTGTAGCTTGCCCAGCGAGGTGTAGTTGCCGTTATAAGCTCGCGATAACGCTGTGGCTACGGTTTCGACATCAGACCCGGTGCCTGCAGCAATATCTAGGGCAGTGCTCAGTATCGCTTGGCTTTTGGATACCGAGAGGGTTGCGTTGGCTAGACTGCGGAATGCCGGGTACAACCTCTCCTTGGCTACTGCCGTGGATTTCTCTAAATCTTCAATAAACTTGTCGACACCAATGCCCTCATATTTGAGGCCAAGGTTGTCTAAAGACTTGGCTAGGTTACGGCTGGCCGCATCTGCTGCCGCAAAGGCGGTTACGGATCGCTTGAGGGCGGAAATTCCTGCGATGGCTATAAAGGCTCGCCTTGCGGATGTCCGCAGCGCGTTGAATTGCTTACCTAATGAAGCGGTCGACTTGTTGGCCTTCTTGAATCCGGTGTCTTTGAATTCGCTGATGATCCGGACGAAAATATTACTCATTAGGCGGCCTCTTTCATATCATACAGAACCGACTGCCGATTGAACTGAGCGCGAGCGCTTTCGATCGCTTTCATTATAGCGTCGAGCGCCTTGCCTTGGTTCTCAGAGTAGGCGGCATACAGTATGCGTCCCTCAGTGCGCTTGTTGTTTGCGTTCTTGAAGTTCTTCATCGTACCGACTCGTTCATTCAATCGGTCGATCATCATGGCACCGGCGTTGGGATTGTCGCTCATGGACATCTTGGTGGTGCGAGCGCGATAGACCACGCCGCCTCTGGTTCTGCGGTACTCATACTGCGGACGACCGCGAGGATTGATTCGTCCTGCTTGTTCGGCGATTGCTCCTGCTGCATCCTTATTAAGCAATGTGATCACGGAGGTATAACCGCTCTTGGATCGCTTCTGACGAGCTAGTGAATAGGTTAGCCCTTGCTTAATTTGCTCGGCATCATAACGAGGGAAATACCCTCTTTCGGAGTTCTTGCCCATATAAGTTCCCCAGTTATTAGGCGCGCCAAATACAGCGCCGGGAACCTTAGCTTCAGCAACTTTGATTATGGGAGCCAGCTGTGAGCGGATCTCTTTATCCATTTCACGAGCTATTCCGGGCGCGAGGTTCTGTAGGGCTTTCCTAAGCCCTTGATACCCTTCGACGACCACGGCCATTTGCCTGCTGTTTCTCCTTAGCCTGCTGCTTGAATACTTCGAGGATTGCTACCAGCATGGAGCGATCCATCTCGATCCATTCACGCGGCGGTATGCCGGTGTGAACGACCAACTGCGCGATCCGATACGTGAACGAATCGCGCGTCAGCCATTTGGGGAGTCGTCAGCCACCACCTCGACCTCGGATAAGGTTTCGAGGAATGGTAAGCCAAACGGCTTGACGTCCGGTGCCCCAGACCGGCGCAAACATTCCCAAGCCAGCCAATATACATGCTCCTGCTTTTCATCTTCCCTGAAGGCCTTATGGAAACCTTTACGGAACTGCTGCTCGAAGGCATACTCGATCGCTGGCGTTACCGGGTGAACGGTACTCGTGCCATCTGCCCTTGTGATCTTTAAGCTGGCCATTGTGCCCCTTTTCTAAACTAGAACGTGCCGGTGTTGGCAACCGTTACTTCAGAGTTTACAGTGAAAGTGATGTCCTGTGTTGATAGATCACCGACACCGCCGTTAATCGGGGTGAGATTATTTACCAATATGTCACCTGAATAAAGCAAGTTCTCAGCGCCAACGGCTGTGCCGCTGTCATTGATCGCTTTCCATGCCACTGTTGTGCCATAGGCGGCGTTGAGTGTAGCGAGTACCTCGCCTGTTGCTTGATCGTTAAGGAATGACACGGTGAGTGTCGCTGCCTCAAGACCCTTTACGAATTTGTGGCTGAGATCGCCCATTGCTGTGACCTCAAGCTCGTCGAACACCTGATTTAAGGTGAACGCTGTCACATGGTCGCTAAGATCGACGTTGTTGATCTTAAGCCCGACCTTGTTATTTGGAAAAACAGCCATTGACTATTCCTCGTCTTTCTTAGCGGTTGGTTTTGGTTCTTTCTTTTCCGCTGGCTTTACCTGACCGATCTTGATCAGGAAACGCTCGCGTGTTTTATCTTGATCAGCCATTATTAGCTCCAATCGGAAAGAATGCTGATGGTTACTTCCCCGGTGAGCAGATCGCCTGCCGTCCCGGTTAAGACTGATGGGGCACCAAACGTGCCTATGGAATAAGCGAGCGATGATGCTTCAAGCTTATTGACCAGATTCAAATAGAAATCCTCGATGTTGATGAGGTTGCCTTGGTTGTCGAACATAGGCGCCACCACCACTAGCTTGAAGTTGACCTTGGGGCGCACGGTGGTGTAGTGATCGTTCGACGGCTCAATGTACGGATCTCCCGGCTGCACGACGATGCTGTTGGCAAGCAAAGTGGCAGGTGGGAAGGAAAACACCTGCCACGTTGCATTATCAGCTAGTGCAGACGCGATTGTTCCCCGCAGGGTGGATATTGCGCTCACCCTACTTGACCGCCCGGTGCTAGGTGATCCGCAAGCAAACCTCGGACTCTTGCCATCAGTGTGTTGCCCATTCTGTAGGGCGAAGGCTGGAAGTCAGGAGAGATTCCTCCGGCGTTTGAAGCCTGTCTGGCCTGCCAGATGTCAACGGCGATCATTAATGAGGCTTCGCGCACTTCATCTAAAGTTTCATAGTCAACGTAGGTGTCACCGTAGACGCTGCCGTAAGGAATGATGTCATGTTTTGGGGCGTCTGAAATGTGAGAGGTAGTAAAGCTGATGCTGTATTCCCCAGCTGCGGTAATCGTCTTGTTGCCGTTGTAATGCGCTCCGCAATTCTCCACGTTTACGGTTTGGCCTATGTAAAAGGTGTGTGGGTATTCAAAGTAAATGGTTCCGGTGGTGCCAGTGTTTTGATGTGCGATGGCTACCTGTCGATTGAAGTTTAGTTTGCCCTTCACAATGTTTTCAGCCGCCTGACACGCATCTTCCACGACGGCAGATGAGTAGAGATTACCTATTCCGAGCGCACTGCGAAGTTCAGCCTCGGTAACGTAGGTGGCGGCCATGTTTTCCTTTCTGGTGTTGACCCCAGCGCTCAGGGCACTAGCGCTGGGGCAACTTTATAACTTACTTATCAGGTGAGGTTGTAACGGCGAACGCCCTTGCCGGACTTCGCGATGTAAATTGCGAGATAACCATAAAGATTAATCTCAACTTCTCCGCTGGTAAGCACGTTGACTCGAAGGTTTGTCGTTGGTGACTCCCAAACGTAAACCGAACCCGGTGCTACGAGGAACGCTGACTCGTCAACGATGCCGCTTACGGCAATGTTGTGATCAATGATTAGATCAGTTCCAAGTACGTTTCCAACCACTGAGGTTGGTGATACTGCGCCAGATGCATTCTGTGGTGAGGCTGCCGAATATAGCGCCCTGCCGGTGGAATCGGCGTAACTGCAGATTGCAGCCCATTGATCGGTGCTTGCCACTAGCTTGTTGGCGAAGTCGCCGCCGGTGCCTTTGTAGGCGGCTGCGGCTTCTGTGCTAATGAAGGACTGAAGTCCTGCGGCTGTTGCAGCAGTTGATGTTGCTGCGGTTCCGTTTGCTGTCCATGCTGCGATGAGGGCGTTATCAGTTGCCTTCTCATACGCCTTGCGAAGTTCGATCATGAGCAGATCCATGAACGCAGGTGAGCTGCGGTCAATGAGCTCGAAGCTCACACGATTCAGACCGGAGAACTTCTCGACTGTGACTGTGTCATAGGAGCTGGTCATTCCGGTTTCAGATGGCGCTGCACCTTCGTTGGTATCTGCAACGGTTGGTGCGGTGTTAGGTGTTCCGGCGTTGGTGTAAAGGCGTGGAACGGTGAAGGACATTCCGGACTCGATCAAAGCGGCGCGTGTAGCGGCTTCGAAGGCTGGACGGCCTGTGAATGTATCAGTGATGAACTGATTAAGATGAGGTGCCAATGTCAAACCAGTGTTTGTGCTGGTCGAATCATCTGCAGCGCGTACCAATTGACGTGCGTTGTCATCACCTAAGGCAGCCTTGATGTTTGCCTCTAGATATTGAGCGCCAGTCATTGGTGCTACGCGTGGCTGCGCGTAAACGCGCGGTGTTGCTGCTGTAACCTTAGGAGCTGAGGCTTCTACCGCAGGGGCTTCAACCTCAGGTGCTACGGCTACGGTGTCTGGAGTGTTCTCCACGACAGCCTCGCTTTCTGTTGGTTTGTCTTCTTCTTTCGCTTCTTCCGTTTCGGAAGCTGCGACCTCTTGAATTTCAGCCGACTTGAATGCCGGGTTAGACACAAGAGAAACTTCGATGAGCTTGGCAGCCAAGACGTGGATCACGCCGCCAGCCGGTTTGGAATCTATTACTTCCACGCCTACAGACATGCCCGTCTTTAATCCTTCGCTTGCTTCGATAAGCGCGTCGGTTGCTTTGCTGCTTGCACTTAGCTTGAAAGTGCCGTACCAGCCGTCTTCTGACGCTTCGATTGATTGAGCGCGACCGAGACGCACTTTGTCGTTGTGTTCCTCTAGGAACAGAACTTTCTTCGGATCGTCTACTTGAATTGATCCGCGCTCAAAGATGACTTTGCCAGCGGAAGTATGACCTACTTCGCCGACCGGGGCGATTCTGCCGCTGATAATTCTGCGCGCACTATCAGCCGCCGTGATTTCGCTACTGAACGTTAGTTTCATTGATTGTGTTTCCGTTCGGGGTTAGATCTTCCATTTCCATCGCTTGCTCCAAGCTGATTAGGCCAAGCGAAAGCATCTTCTCGATCACATTTAGTCTTTCAAGCGCATTGCTACGCAAGAAGGTGTCGTCGATACAGAACCGCACGATATTTCCACGCGGCGTTATGTCATCGAGGCTTAATCTGTCCTCTATGGCAGCGTAGTAAGGGCGAAGCGATAGATCCACGAACTGTTTTCTTTCGTCAATCACGTTGGCGTACGTCATGCTGTTATTCATCTCGGCTGAGAGGTACCACGCCGGGACGTTCATCATGCGCGCGATCTGAGTTGACATGAACTGGGCACTCTCGTTGTAGGTCATGTCCTTAGGTGAGAACTGTGTGACCTGATAGTCTAAAGTGCTGGTGAAATATGCTGTGCTGCGATTCTTGCGCGACTTCTCAAAGGCATTTAGTATGCCGAGCGCTTCGGCTTCTGAAATGTCAGCGCCGCTGTTCTTTATCACGCCGGTTGGCATTGGAGTTGCGACAGCCACGGCAGTTGCCTTCTCTAAATCGACTGCAGCGCGTATGGTTCGGCCACCGCGTACTAGAACGCCCTCATCACCTAGAGATTGGAAGGTTACGAGTGATCCAACGCCTGTCATAGGAACTGGATTGCCGTTGACATAATATTGAGTGACGAATTCCGTGTAAAGATCTGTGTTGAATGTAACGCGCGTGTTAGGAACCCACTCGAAGGACAGCGGTCTGCCATCGACTTCGCTGACGCTAGTTACTTGCCAGAATGCTTGACCGTAGAAAATCAAACTATCGACCGTCCACGCGATTGTTACAGAACGTGGTTGCGAAATTGAAGGTTGCTTAACCCAAGCTGGTGGAATGATCTCTTCGCCGGTTGCTTCGCGATAAACTTCCAAAGGAGTCGAGGCAATGATGCCTTTGATTAGTGAGGCGGCTCTTGCGATTGAAGGAACCGACATTGCTTCGCCGCGTTGGACGTTGGCAACAGTAAAAGGCGCAATATTCCAGTTCTCGGACATGATCTGAGGCGCGTTTTGTGCCTCGATCTTAGGTGCGCGAAAGCGATCAAAGAAACCCATCGTCTAACAGGGTACCACACATATCCGACAATCCGGACATCAAACCGCGATAATTTTTGGAGCGATCTGTGGCTTGTTAAGTTGATGGACAACCATGGCAAGTGCGATCGCAGCTGACACGTCCCCAGCCGATTTGCGGCGAACTATGCGCCAACCTGAGTCGACCTCTTTAGCAGCGCAGTTATTCATCGAGTCCACCAGTGATTGCTGGCCACTATGGATCAAGCGGCGGTTGACTATCGCGTCGAGTAGATCACCACACGCTTGATAGAACACCTGCCCACTCATATCTTCGAGTTTTTGCCCGGTTAGGGTCAAACGCTCCGCCACGCTCATGGAGGTGTATTTATCAAAGCAGATTAGGCGAGGACGATACTTGCGCGCCCACTCATTTACCTCAACAGCTATCTTTAGCTCGTCCACGCCGGTATCGCTGTGGAATTGAGCCACTACCCCTACGGCCACCGTGCCATCGTCCATTAGTTGCCCAGCGACAAGGCTGGCATCGCGCTTGGTCACGCTAATGTCCAAGGCGAAGATCGTGGTGCGACCCGGTGCGATCACTAGATCCTGAACGGTTAGATCCTCGAATGCTTTATACGGCCACGGACTCTTCAGCGCGCTGACCCACTGACATAACGTCTCGGTTCTTGTAGCTTCCACCGTAGAGGTAGCAATTGCCTCAGCGATCGTATCCTCGTCGATTAGATACCCCAGCGCCGGGTTGGCTTGATACCAAGCGTCGCGATCATGGATATTGGCAAAGTCCTCAGCGCTGTATTCCCAATAGCCGAGCTGCCTAGGAGGATGGCTCAACGCGCGAGTGCGTAGATCATTTAGAACCGTGCTGAATGCATCACCGGCGTTAGAAGTTAGGAAGATCTGGCTATTAGGCCTCGCGCGCGTGATCGGTCTAGCTGCAGCCCACGCTTCTTCGGGCACTTCACGAAGTTCGTCTATGTAGAGCAAGTCCGCGGTCTTACCACGGCTACCATCTCGAGTCGCCGCGACTATCTCGTATCTCGCTCCGTTTAGAAGCTCGACCGATTCCTGACCATTGGCCACGCGGACTTGCTTCAGCTGCGTCCTTAGCTGAGGTGTCGCTTCAATCACCTCCACTACCTTGCGAAAGGTGTCCAAGGCCATGGCGCGATTGCTCGACATGGCGACGATACTCATTTCCTCGAATAAGAACAAGCCGGCAAGGATGCGGATCCGGGCTAGGTGGGTCTTTCCAGATTGTCTGGCAACCAGCAGGAGGTTCGTCTTGCGAATGAACCGATTATTCTTGTCCACCCTCAACATATCTGTGAGAACGTGGTGTTGCCACGGCAGTAGCTCTTGTCCGATCGATTCCAGCCACGGAATGACCTCGTCAATCCGGCTCTTGCCCTTGAGAGGCGCGTTACTCAGGCGTGGCTTTGTGTTTCCCTTACGAGTGGCCACTATCCGATTCCCCCCTGATCATCCGGAACGCTGAAAGGCGAATCCGGATCAACGCGAACTGATGTCGGTGATTTCCGGTGCGTTTTCGTCTGATTTGTCCGTTTCGGGGAGAGACTGTCTGC